AAACAATGCTGGACGCCTGCGCGGGTCTTATGCATGAGTTTCGGTGTTCAGTAATACTAGTACACCACACTGGCACGGGCGGGACTGACCGCGCCAGAGGCTCTACAGCGTGGCGCGGTGGGCTAGATATTGAGATAGGGATCACCCCTGGCGAGAATGGCGGGCCAATCAAAATCTCACAGCACAAAAGCAAAGATTCAGAACAGGCCAAAGATGTTTACGTGAGGCTTGAAAGCGTTCTTATTCCCGGCTGGGTAGACGATGAGGGCGGGCCTGTATCTAGCGCCGTTATTGTCCACGCTGAAGCGCCAGAAAAGAAAAAACAGGACAACTCCCAACATATGAAAACGTTCAGCAACGCATGGTTTTCCAGCGGTTGCGAAGTAAGAGACAAGCGCCCTTATGTATCAAAGTCCGCACTACGTAACAAATTAGAACAAGATGGAAAAAGTGAACGTACAATAAAAAACGATTTAAATCCGTCTTACAATGAAAAGCTGATAGGGTTTTTAATTATGAATAAATATATAACATGCTATGAGCACGGCTGGATTGTCTCAAATGATACGGATGCAAGCGCAATGATGGTATCGCGCTTAGAACGTTAAAGGGGCCAGTATGAGGACGTTTTGATTTTTGGAACGTCCGCCCATTTTTCGTAAAAACACCCAAAAATATCAACAGGCTTTTTTATGCCAACGTAAGGTTTTCCACAAGACCAGCAAAACTTTTTACCAAATGCATTTTTTAAAATCCGGCGCTTATTGTTGCTTGACCACCATCCGCAATTTGTGCATTCTTCTATTTTGGGAGCGCGTAAAGTGTGGCGCGGTTTTATTTTAAACATTTTCTTCCCTAATTTCCCAAATTGTTTTTTTCTCAAACGGTCTCTCAATTTATTCTTTCGCTCAAATAATCCCAAAGCCAGGCGCGGCGTCTCTGGCCATCATTTTTTAAATATCCATTATCAACCAAATAATTTACCGCATCAATTTGTGACCTGGACAAAATTGGCTCTTGTAAATATCGATATTCTGCTTCCCAGTTTGCGCTAAATATTACGTCTGTAATTAGACTCTCGATTATTTCTATCGCCGTTTTGTCCCGGCGTTCGAGTGAGTTCCAGTCGGAAACCGCACTTTCTCTAGTTAATTTCCATTTATTCTCAAACCTACAATTTGCACAATGAACGCACCAGGCAGGATCCGTTGCAAAGATAGAATGCAGATTTATAGCATAAAGGTATTTTTCACCGTAATAAAAACATTCCGGGCACGCTTTGAGCTCAAGAACTGGCGCAGTCACAAGTTTTTTATCGGGATTCTGAACTAGCATTTTTTTATTCCTTAATTTTCCAAATTGTTTTTTTATCAAAATGTTTGTGAGCAAACATGAACGCGGCTTGTCTTGAAACGTTAAGCTCACGAGCAACGGCGCATATTTTTGCGCCTTCCTGGACCAATCTTTTTTTGTAAAATTCAATTTTTTGCAGGTCTGCTTTTGGGCCTCTTTTGGTCATTTTTTTTTCTCCTAAAATTATTTGGTAACGCTATTATACAAAATAGTGATTGAATTGTGAATAGTTATTTTTATGTATTGCAACATTTGGCACAAAAAATGATTTTGAGGCTAAATTACATGTACCCTAAAGTACCCTAGGGTACCCTCAGGGTACCCTAAGGTACATATTAGTCAATATGTTTGCAGATGAGCACAATTGACCACATAAAACCCCATTTAATTTAATCAATTTAGCCTCAAAATATATACTTATCCACAAGTTATCCACAGGCTTATTTCAGGCAAAAAAACATTGAAAAACGAGGGTTTCATGTAGGGTTTTCAACCGTCCAATTTAGGGGGTGTGGGTAATACACATCTCCCCCCCCCTAAAGGGGGGGAGAGTGTATCCCCCGTTTTGGAGGGTTTAAATACCTCTACACCCTGCCCCTTTTTTTGTTGTTGACAAAGTAAATATTATGCGGTATGATAATTTTATCAAATAAATTTAGGAGATTTAGAAATGATAAACAAAGATGATTTTAAAAAATACCTGGCCTTAAGAATTCAAAGGGAATGCAGGGATTTGGGAATTACAGATACAAACGCTTATGTTTTATCAATTGGGGACGATCAAAAAGCAAAGATGGCGGCTGAGATTGTTGGTTATATGCAACAGTCTGCATAGTTGGCGTCGTTGGTGCGTGGGTAATCCTTGCGCATCGGCGGCAAATTGCCCAATTTGGGGCTTTTTAGTTGGCGTTTATGTCCTTGTAGCGGTGTTGTTTTATTTTGCCCGTACAGGGCCTTTTTAAGGGGTGTATGATGAGAAAAATTATTGCGATGAAAATGGACACCAAAAAAACGGATAATGTTTTATTTTTGAAAGGTGTTTTTGATCAATTTTTGGGCGGCTGTCACATTTACACGGTGCCATGCGGCAATGTTTTTTTTGATTCGTTTGACAAAACAGAGGTCTGCATGTTTAGCGGTGGGAGGCTGTCTCTTTGCGGTTTGGGTGAATTTAAAAAAAGTTTTCAAAATGTTTTTGAATTTAAAGATTTTTTAGAAAAATATTTGGAAAATCAAATTCTAGAAAAAAAATTGTAAAATATTTTTTTTTTAAAATTGTATTTTTTTGTGCTTAAAATATATTTTTTTTTCAAATTTGATACGAATAAAAATAGCGCTTTACAATGTAAAGAGATTCATGATATAATACTTTTATCAAGAAAAGCTTAGGAGAAAATTAAAATGGTTTATAAGGTAACTTTTACAAAAAATGGTTTTGTTGTGGGGAAAAGTTTTCAGGAAGCGCAGAGTAGCGCCAAGGCTATTGAAATCGCTTCAATGTATTGCTGCAATGAGTATGATAAAGCAACTGCAAATGTGTTTGAGGATGATGATTTTGAGGAATCTTGGGCCTTGAAAAACGGGTATTGATTTAAAACAACGCTTTACAATGTAAAGAGATTCATGATATAATTACTTTATCAAGAAAAGCTTAGGAGAAAAACAAAATGAAAATCTACAAAATTACAACAAAAAGCCATTGGGGCGGGAATATTAAAAGTTGGGAGGGTTCAGAATCTGAGCACATTGAGTGGGCCGCCGATAAATGCGGGCAAACAGGGAAACACCTCGAGGGGTATTCTGAGCATGGCGGGGATGAAACACACGAAGCATACCCCCGTTTTGATTTTGATGAAAATGGAGATGATACCCAGGTTTCAGGTGCGACGGAAGCCAGCTTCGGAGACGCGGTTGCGTGGTTTGGTCATGACGTTCAATGGGTTACAGTTGAAGAGATTGTGGGGAATTAAAATGAAATTTCTAAGAAAATTGTTCCAAAAAAGCGAACCTTTGAAAATGTGCAGGGTCAAATATTTGAGCGGAAAAATTGTGACCTGCCCGGCGTCGGTAGAGACGTTGTCGGAGTTGCTCATGACGTGCGCGGCGGGTACAGAAATTGAGGTTTTAGGGTGAAAACAGATATCACGAAAGTAATGCTTTACAATGTAAAATATGTATAGTATAATAGATTTATCAAATAATTTTAGGAGATTTAAAAATGAAAATATATCTTGTGGGTTGGGTTGAATTTAAAAACAAAAAAAATGCGCGGAAATACTCGCGCTCATTGACCCGTTACGAGAGGTGTTGGACCGCTATCCGATGCAAGGTTACTGGCGAACTGCGGTGCATTGACGATGATTATCCTGATTGGGCATTGTAGATATCGCAATACCCCCTCGGTGGGATTCGAACCCACAACACCGGCCTAGTGCATAGAATAAGGGAGAAAAGAAATGTCTAAATTAGATAGTTATTTTTTAAAAAAAGAACAGATGGTGCTTTCTGAAAATTGGGCCTCTATGATAGGTAAACGCTATGGCGCGGGTTGGGCGGGGGGTATTGGGTATGTATCATCTGTAAAATTAAATGCAATAGAGCTTCATTATCTCAAAAATAACAACTGGTGCCACCGTGAGCCAGAAGGTTTATTGCCATTCCTAGAGGAATCTATAAAAAGTATTTTTTCAGAGATAATAGAAATAGCTTTGCAGCTACAAAAAGAGGATCTAAAATCTGCCGCAATTTCTGCGTTAAAAGAAAATGAAAAAATAATCGAGGATTTAAAAATTCTTGAGAATTAAATTTCATAGAATTTTTAAAAAATCAGAAATTGAATATGCCCACATTTTCAAGAGAGACGGCAAGAAAAAGCAAACTGTCAAGGTAATTCTTACAGATTCAAAGTTAACGCCAAGAAATTTAAGCACCGGTAAATTCTTTACGGAAACCGGTGCAGATAGAGATATAAAAATAATGATAGGCCGTGCTGTTGCCCGTTTAAATCGATACGGGTATACTCCATTTTTCAACAACGAATAAGCATGGAGAGTTTTTGACACTTGGAAAATACAGAATACAGGCGTGCCGCATACAAAAAATACTACATGAATAACCGCGCCAAGGAACTCAAACGCGTCAAGAAATACCACATGGAACATTCTCTTGAACGCAAAAAATACCTTTCCGAATATTACGCAAAAAGAAAATTAAACAAGCTAGAGTGAAAAGTTTTGTTGTTGTTTAAAAAATCTTCCTGTACAAATGCTGGGAAACATAATGGAGTTTGTAAATTGTCAAATAATCAAAAAACGTTTGATTTTCTAGAGAATAGAGAAATCATCATTCAGGAAATTCGTAAAAAAGGGCCTGAAGCGGGAATAGATGAGCCAATTAGTTTGATCAATGGATTTATACAGCAGCCTATCCAGCAAGATCTTTTCGGTGCCGTTGTTGAAGGTCCAACAGTTCCGATAGTTGCGGCCGTTGGCAACAAAAGTTCTCGAATCTATTTCTTTGCGTTAAAAGCTTTGATCCCATCGCTGACAAAAGATCTATAAAGTAAAAAGCTTTGTTGTTGTTTATAATTTGACGTGATACAATAAAGACGCCCGCCCGCGCCAAAATCCTCCTAAGTTTTCAGCGCGGGCACTATTTTTTTAGGAGGTAAAAAAATGAATCACGAAAAAAATTTGTACCCTTACAGTTTTAAAAAGGGACAATCGGGAAACCCAAAGGGACGCCCAAAAGGCGCAAAAGGCACAAAAACAGTCACCGGCTACATGCAAGAGCTGCTTGATTGTAAGATCGATACCGGAAAAAACCACTTTACCCTAGACGGCGAAAAGGTCCCAGTCTCAAAAGTTTTGGCGATTAAAATAATCATGGGAGCTATCGAGGGCGACAATTCAAAAATCAAAGAACTTCTTGACAGGCTTGAAGGTAAGCCAAAGGACACACTTTTGATTGAGGATCCAATAGTTGACGCTGATGAATTATATAGCAGCATAAAAGGCAGGCTAAGCGATGCAAGAAAAACCGCAATTTCAAGCCCGAAAAAAACTAGAAAAGCGCCTTGAAGACGTTTTCCAGGCTTTTAATCTTGGAATAATTAACGAGGAAGACTTTAATTTTTTAGCCTTTGACGTTAGCAAAAAGCTAGATGATCTTGAAATAAAGGACCGAGCTTCTAATATTTTAACGTGGGGTAAATATTATTTCCCTGATAAGTTTACGCTAGACTTCTGCCTTGAATTGCACGAGTACCTTGTGTCCATTGCAGATGAGCCATTTACTGATACCCTGGCCCCACGTGGGCACGCTAAAACGACTATCAAATGCTTCCTGATACCGCTTTTCTACGCCTTGAATGAGCCGGATAAGTTCAGACATTACGTCAATATTCAATCCACGGCGACAAAAGCCATCGCGGTCAATCTTTCTATACGTGAAGAACTGGAAAAGAATGAGCTTTTGTTACGTGACTATGGCGACATGGTTACCAAAGAAAAATGGACAGAAAAGCAATTTATTCTTGCAAATGGCGTAGTATTCACCGCCGTGGGGGCTGGCGAATCTTTCAGGGGTAAGAACTACAGGAACATACGCCCCGACTATATAATACTTGATGACCTCTACGACGAAGACGACATGGAAAACCCCGAAGGAATTGCAAAGAAAAATCGTTGGTTCTGGGGAACAATTTACAAATCCACGGCAATCGGCAAAAAAACTTGTATCCACATTCAGGGGACCGCTATCCATAGTTCGGACCTAATGCACCAACTTAAAAAAAGCTCACGTTGGATATTCCGTAAATTTACCGCCTGCGTTTTTGAGACTGGGTACGTGTTGTGGAAAGAAAACAATACTTTAGAAAAACTTATCGCAGACCGTGAAGACATGGGTAGTATTATTTTTAATCGTGAGATGCTTAACGAGCTAAGGGACGACCACGCCTCCATCATTAAATCGAGCTATATCCAAGTTATAGACGAACTGCCAGCCGGCCTTGCTTTTGAGTATAGAGTGGGCGCAATTGATCCAGCAGAGAAAACAAAGGAAATCAACGACTACACGGCGAAGGTAGTTCTTTACGTAACAAAAGAAAGAGATGTTTACATTGTCGACATCCGCAACGACAAGTTTACTTTTCATGAAAACAAACTTGACGCGATAGAGATGCACCAAAAACACAATCTGGCCATCGTTCCTTTTGAAACTAACAAAGCTTATGGGCTTTTTGAGGAACTACAGAGAACGACTGGCGTACCTGTAAGGGAGCGAATAACAACCAAAGACAAGATCACACGCTTGATATCTGTTTCGGCTTTTTTTGAAAATAAAAAAGTCTTCTTCGTTAAAAAGAACATAAAAGAAAAACTCTTGACGGAAGCCATTGAGCAGTGCATCTATAATG